CATCTTGTTTAGGTCGGCTAGGTCGTTCACGTCGACCACGCCCATATTCACAGCTTTCTCGAACATCTCGGCTTCTTTTTGCTTCTCTTCGGGAGTGAGCGAGCGCTTCGAGAACGAGCCGAACCCGCTCTTCGACCACTGTGCTTTAGGGAAGTTGTACGCGATCAATTGCTTCACGAGCTGGTCGATCAAGACCTTCTCGAAGCCGCCGCGATAGCCGTCGAGAATCTTGTCGAACGTGCGCGCGTGCGTCTCGCCGAGAGCGTAGGAGCCCGCGCCGTCGCCCGAGCTGAATACGAGCGCGGGGATCAGCAAGCCGCGAAGGATCAGCGTATTGCAGAGCTGGATCGAGCTGATGAAATCGGCGGCGTTGCTCGACTGCTCGATGTTATCGACGTCGAAGGTTCCGCCCTTCTTCCCGGGCAGCGTGATGAATGTGTCATTGTGCACGTTAGCGAACGCCGCCGCCATTGCCGCCGGGGCTCGAATCGAGTCGGCTCGCGCGTTCTTCGATCCGTCGCTCTTGTAGGCGCTTTGCTTCGCGATCGTCGCGTTCGGGTCAGCATAACCAATCATGAGAGGCGTGCCCTTGCGGTCGAGCGCGACGCCCATCATTTGCGCGTAAGCCCATTTTTGCACCCACCAATTGTAGATCCGCCGCATCATTGCGCGCCCGTATGGGTTGCCGAATCTGCCCTGACCGTTCCACGCGAAGTGAACGCACTTCAGCTTGGGGATCCTGATGCTCAGATAATTGAACGTCGAAGCTGAGCGCACGGGGAAGGGAAGATCGCCGAACTTCGCCAGCGGGTCGGGGCGTGGCACGAATCCGCTCGACATCATGGCGCCCATTCCATAACCGGCCATGCTCGACGCCGCCGGGTTGTAGTTGCGCTGATATTGAAGGATCCCGTCGTCGGTGATCTGCCCGGTGCGCTCGGCTTCGAATAGCAGGCTCGTTGGTGGCAAGCTCGCGAGGCGCTCGGGAACGAAGCCGATCGACTTGTTCGCCCACACGATCTCACTCACGCTGAAGCCGGCCCACGCCGCCGAAAGGATCTCCTTGTAGGTGTCGGTCTCGCCGTTCTCCATGTCGCTGAGCGCTCGCTTCACGAACGCGGCGATCTCTTCGTCTTCGTGCTGATAGGCGCCCAGTCGAGCAATCAGACACGACACCAGGAAGTCGATCCCAGACCCGATCGTCTCATCGGTGTCGATCATGCGCTTGAACGTCTCGACGCTCACCGTGCTCGGGTTCTGAATGAACTTGTAGAACGTGTTTTGAAGTGCGGGGATCGGCGTGCCGCGCTGCTTATCGGCGCCCATCATGTCGGCGAGCGTTTGAACCTCGACGTGGCGGTTCATAAGCTCGTCGGCTAGCTCGTCGCTCACCGTGTCAACGGGGGAAACTTCAGATTTGCGGATCGGCATGCCTGAATCTAACCGAGCCCGCGCAATCGAACAAGAAAGGACATTGCCCCGTATCGCCGGGGCCACGCGGTGGGTCGGTGCTACTTACCGCTTGCCCAGTTGCGCGCGTAGTCTTCGCCGCTGAAAAAGCCCTTTTCGACGAGATACCCGCTTGCGGTCTTGATCGTGGCTAGCACGCCCATGCCACGACCGCCGAACTTGAACTCGATCGTCGCGACGTTGCCGCTCGCGAGCTGCATCGTGCCGAGGTAGTTGTAACCTTGATTGAGGCGCTTTGCGCGTTCGTCGAGCTTCGCCTGAGCGCCAGCGACCCACACGCAATCATCGGCATGATAGGCGGCTACGATCTCAAGTGAGCGCTTGTCGGCTGGGCCCTCGACGTGGGCGACGAGACAGAAGTTATAAAGCAGGTTTCCGCAATCTTCGCAGAAGTGAATCGTTTGGTCGGCGGTGGTTTGTTGCGCGGTGGTGTTCATGCCGCGATTTGTGTCACGCCTTGATTAAGCTGTCAAATGTGTAATCAAAAATAGTTCAGCAGAGGTAACGCGGGGTCTGCCGCCACACGCCCACGTAGGTCGCTCGCAAGCCGGTGTAATCCCATCGCGCGACGAAGCGAATGCCTGAAGGAAAGTAGAGCGTCAGCCCGCCATCGGTGTCGGCTTCGGTGCGGCTAGGTAGCTGGTGCCAGTCGACCGCACTGGCCAAAGCTCTCTCGATAAGCTGACTTCTTGCGCTCTTTTGCATTCGCACGCCCTCGGCGATCGTCGTCTTTTTTCTCGGTCTTCGCACACATGCACCCCGCGTCAACGCGCACGCTTTCGAATCGTGCATCTCTGGACGAATTGAACACGCGGCGGGCTTTGTGTGCCGCGCCGGCGAAGAGAAGAACGAGTCGATCGCACTTGTGGCACACGCGATAGACGTAGCGCGTGGCGCTCATTACGCGGCCTTTCGGAAGCGATAGAGCCCTTGCCCTAGGCGGTCGAGCTTGCCGGCTTGCCCGAGCCAATAGAAGCCGCTGGCGACCCATTGCAGTTTGTACGCGTGCCCGAGCTTTTGCAGATGCGCGAGAAGCTCGGGGGCTGACCACGCTTTGAGCTGTTGCTTTGCCATGGCTTCGAGCATCGTATTCGCGATGGTCTCGGCGCTCGGCTTCGTGGTGTCTGGCCTTACTTGCTTCGATGGCACCGCGAGTGCGCCGTGACCATCGTCGAGCTTGCTCACGAGAGTCATGGTCTCGGCGGCTTGCGTGCGCTTGTAACTGCCCCGCTTCATTGGCGTGACGCGCACTAGGCCAGGGATCTCGAATCCTTGCCCGATCAACGATGCGATGCGCTCGTCGAGCTTGTTCAGTTGCTCTTCGAGATCGTCGCGTTCGGTCTTCAGCTCGGCGATTCGTGTCAGTGTTTCGATGCTCATGTGTGCGGTGTCCCTTCGTTGTAGTTTCATTCTGCGATCCCGGTGACCGCTCGTCGAGCAATTGATCCGGGTGTTGCCGGTGGCATCTCGCCGCGTAGGATCGGCGGGCATACTTTCCACGCGGCATAGCCGGCGGCGTCGCTCGCGTGCGTGAGATTGTGATCGCCCTTGTCGTCGAGCTTGCCCTTACCTTGCTGCGTCTTGCGCCATGCGACCTTTCGAACGTCGGCGTGTAGGTGCGGGCATGCTTGCTTGTCGTAAGTCATCGACACCGTGCCATCGACGGCGCGCGCTAGCCGATTCATATTGTTCACGCGGTCGATGACGCGCGGGTTCGCGTGGTCGGTGTCGATCGTGTAGCCGACCCCGGCTTCTTCGAACTCTTCCGCTTGCTGGGCATAGTCATGCTCGCCCTGGTTTGACGTGCTGCCGCGCATGCCGCTGGCGTCACCGAAACACTGATAGAAAAAGCTCGGGTAAGCCTCCATGAGTGCGCGCGTCTGCTCGCGTGTCGAGCGCTGCCGACCGACGACCTCGCCAAACCAGTGAATGTGATTTTCCCATGGGCTGAACTCGGGCCCGAGCTGCCCGACGACCCACACCATCGGCGCGGGGTCAAAGTTGAAATCCTCGCCGACGATGAGAGGTCGCGTAGTCGTGGGCTCAGTGTCGCCCCATGGGCACGGCGCGGTGTTATGCTTCCCGAACGCATGGTAGGCGCGCCCGCCGAGAACATCGACGTGCTCGGCGTCAAGCTCCTGAGCCGCGAAAAGCGCGTCGTAATTGCTTCGAAGCATGTCGAGAAACGCCGGAGCAATGACGCCACACCGCACGCTCTCGCTTGTCGGCACATGCATACACCCGCGAAGGGGCCATGAGCCGCTAACGACAAAGTTCTCGTATAGCCAATCCTCGCCGTTTGTCGTGCTCGTGATGAATCCGCGCCGATAGTCGGGGCTCTCACGTAGGCGGCTTAGAATGACCTTGTAGGTGTCGTTGGGCGTGTCGCGGGTCTCGTCGATCCAGTACCAAGCGAACTCGGTGCCGCGTAGCGGGTTCGCGTCGCCCATGACGCGGGTGAAGATCGTGGTGATGATTCCCGGCACGATCCGCAAGCTCAGAATGTTGCGGTAGGTCTTGAACACTCGGCGGGTCAGCCCCCACTCGCGCGGCGGGCGTTGGTCGACCACGTAGGGGATCCCGTAGTGGTCGAGCCAATAGAAAAGCTCGCGCAACGTTGCCTGTGAAAGCTGATCGTAGGTGTTCGCGCCGATCAATCCCGTGAGGTCTGGGCGCTCGAATGCGCGCATGATTGCCCAATGCGCGCCGCTGTATGTCTTGCCCGTGGCCACGCCGCCCATGAAGGCAAAGGCTTCATAGGGGTTGTAGATCGCGGCGGCTTGGTACTCGGTGAAGCTCGCGCGCGGTGGTGCGGGCTCGTCGCTCACCCGCTCACACCGTCGAGCACGTCGGCGACGGCTTCGGTCAGCGCGTGCTCATCGTCGAGCAATTGCCCCCGGTCGATGTACTCGTTCAGCACGGCGCCCACGATCTCGGCGGCGGCGTTGAAGTCTGCCTTCGGTAGCGCTTCGATGCGTCTCGTGATCTCGGATTTGATCTCGGCGACGACTTGCTCGGGCGTTGGCTCGATGCGTCCGCGCAGCGTGAACGTCATCTCGCCCTCTGGCATAGGCTGCGGCTTTCCGAAGTTCACATGACCGGCGCTCGAAGTGTCGAGCCTCACGGCGTGCACTTCTCGAAGCTCGACCCCGTTGCTCAGCTTTGCGATCTCACACGACGTCAGCGCCCGATCGAAGATCAGAACCTCACCCTCTTGCTCTGTCCCCATGGGC